TGGTTTAAATGCTAAAGGTAGAGCTAGTTATAATAGAGCTACTGGTGGTAATTTAAAAGCACCTAGTAAAAAAGTTGGTAACAAAAGACGTGCTAGTTTTTGTGCACGTATGAAAGGTATGAAGAAAAAATTAACTTCTAAAAAAACAGCTAATGACCCTAATTCAAGAATTAATAAAGCACTTCGTGCTTGGAATTGTTAGTGTATTAATTTGTAGTATAGCAATGGCAGAAATAAATCAAACAAAAGATTTTATAAAAGCAATAGAGGAAGTTCGTAAAGAATATCCTGAAGACTCTATTGAAAGTAAAATACCTAGTTCGTTTGTAGCTACAGTTGCTGCTGCAGAAACAGGCAATTTTCAATTTAAAGGTGCACCTACTGCAAAGAATGCTAATAATTTTTTTGGTATGCATGCAACGGGTGATCAACAATTTTTAAAAACTACAGGTGGAGCTAAACTAAGATCTTTTGATGATAGTAAAGCTAGCATTAGAGCATTTTTACAATTAATGGCAAATGATGAAAGATACAAAAATGTAGTAGAATCTATGGATACAGTGGAGAATATGTTTCAAAGTATGGGTGATAGTCCATATGCACAGAATCCTAACTACACAAATTTATTAGGTAATGTTTATAAAAATAGAATACAGCCAATACTTCAAACTGAAAATTTTTTAATGCCAAAAAGAAAACCAATATTAGAACAAATGGATAGCCTAAAATAAAAAGGGGAGCCATATAGACTCCCCCGCAGGCAACACAAGACTTCCTGATTATTAGTCAGGAGGTCTTTTTTTTTGGTCGTAACGATAAAGGTTTCTATCACCCCATCGCTTCTGCCAAAACCAAGTACTCAATGAACTAGCATAACCTTCTAGTTTATCCATAACTTTGTTATGCCAAAAGTAATATCTAAACTTTTTGTATAAGTTGTTTAATATCATCTTGTAATTTTTTTCCTACAGCATTAGCATGATTAATAACAGCAGCACATAAGTTTCCATGATAAGGATATCCCTTTAGTGCCTCTCGAATTTTACCTACAGGTTTACCACCATAATCAATGACTATAGCATTTTCTTTATTTAAACCTATTTTTAATTCAAATAATATTCCAGTGTATTTATCTAAATTATTTTTTTCCGTCATTGCTATTTCCCTCACTAGATTGTGGTGTTAAGGTAGATAAACTATTCATAAGTTTTACTACTTCAGCATATGGTCTAGACATTAAATATCTCATAATATCCATAAGCTGTTCAGAACTTATAGTATAAGTTCTAGGGTTAGGCTTTTGTTGTTTCTGTTTTTCTTTCTCCATTTTTCCTCCTATATTAGAATGGTATGTCATCGTAATCAAAATGCTTTCCAAGTGTATCTAAATTTTCTTGTGCATTTGATATCTTTGTTATTAACTTATCTAACTCCTGTATATGTTGAGGATGTTCCCCAATACCTACAGAATTATCAAAGTATATTTCTGCTGTTGCTGTAGCTTCTGCTATTGCAGCTTCGTATTTTCTAGCTAGTGCTTTTACTAAGTTTTTTCTTGTGCTCATTCTGCTCCCCTAAATTGATAGTATTTATCCTCAATAAGATCTTCATCTAATAAATAAGGATTATCTCTACCCTTTTTATTAAACTCTGCTCTTAGGTCTCTTATAGTTTGATTAAGTGTTCTACCTGCATTTAGGCAACCACACACTGCATCATCTACTTCTATTATTGCTTGCTTTACTGCTCCCATTTTCTGCCTCCTGTATTTGTTCTTTTAATTTATTAACTTCTTTTTGTATATGTAACATAACTTCTTGTAAAGCCAATACTTTACCATACAAAGACATCTTTTCACCATGACTCATTTAACCTCCTTTATTAGTTTATTTAGATACCATTGTGCTTTTTGTAAATCTTCTAAAGGTTCGCCTTTAAATTTATATCTAGAAACATATTTCAAAACGTTCCCCTTTAGATACCCATGATATTCATCATCTGTCATACAATCCTGTATGACTTCTATAGTTTCTTTTTTACCATATCTATAGTGAGATGGTGAATTAACATTATCTTCTGCCATATTTCCTCCTGATAGAATTATACTGAACTGTTTCAAGATCGTATTCTCCATTCTTTACATTTCTCTTTACAATCAATCCACTCCACCACATTCTTTGAGTAGCTCTAGCATAATTTTCTTTATGATGCAAGTAACAACCAACAGATAATCCAATTACTTTTTTTCCCATTGGAGTAGTGCACATAGAATAATCAAATGTGTGTATGTGACCTACAGTAGAAGATACTTTATTTTTTAATAAGAGAGCACGAGCAATGTTGTCCCCACTAATAGGCTTGCCCATAACACCGTTAGGGAAATTATGGCAATAATGTACACCATCGACCACAACAGGTTCTTGGTATGGATAAACCTCCCAACCATATTTTTCAAATTGAAAATCATTAGTACTAATTGTGCCATCAAGCTCGGGTGTTTCATCTATTATTCTATCTATCCTATCTTCGTGATTACCAAGTAGCATGATTTTTCTTGGTCGTCTCCCATTGAGACCTTTGTTAAATTTATTCAATGCATCATGAGCATGATCTATATCTTTTTTATATCTTCTACCTTCAAAGGATTTTTTACCTTTATCATAACTAGATAGTGAATCCATACTTGCAAAGTCTCCCATACAAATAATAGTATTCGGTTTTAGATCTCGAGCAAATTTTCCTGCCCATAAAAATCTCTCATTGGTTGCTTTTGGGGTACAATGAGGATCCCCTATGACTAAGTGTGTTGCCATTAGTTTAACTCCTTATCACGTTTCTGTTTTAAGAATTCAAGAAAATCAATTACATTATCATCATCATCAAACTCTGCTACTGCACTGATTGTTAGATCTTTTCCTTCTTTTTTTTTATCATCAGCAAATCCACGTAGTCCCCATAGAAACGTTGAATGAGGATCTGTAGTTGCCATTTTTATCATACCCCTAGCTATTGTAGAGCATAATTCATATTGTTCTGTAGTCATTTTAGTTTTACTATCCATAATTATACCACATGTAAAACCACTTTCCCATGGACTAACTAGAACTTTAATAGAGTTAATTAACATTGATTTGTTATCATTTTTTTTAGTCATTTAATTTAAAGTATTTATTATCATATGGTACAACTTTCCATTCAACAGATTTTTTAAATCTATTTCTCTTTGCATAATCAATTGCTTCTTTTTCCGAGTCCCATATTTCATTTGTAAATATTCTCCAAGTATCATTATCTTTTATTATCAAACAATACATTTTAGGTAAAGGCAGATG